TATATGAGGATGCTCGTAGGATCACATTTGCGAGCTCGGCATCCTGCGCTGCCTGATTACCGCCTACGACTAGGTTGTTGTAGTCAATAGAGGTAGGAGCATCTTTGTACTCTTGGACTGTGAGATAGGGCATCTCTCGTGTCGTATCGGGCGTGATACCTACTGCCATGACTACTCCCCATCTCTAGCTATATCTGTCGCCTCTACTCCACAGCGACCACACTTGCGAAACCACCCATCAAAGCCACAGGCTGTGCAGGTGAAGCCTCGTTGCATATCGCCTTGCGCATATGGGTTGAGTGATGCTTCAAAGAAGCCCTCTCGTTTCATCGCCTCTCCATGTGCTCGACTTTCTACATTGTAAAGACCACCCCTATCAGGGTTGTACTTCACACCGCCAATGACTGTCTCTTTCACGCCTCTATCTGGAGCTACATATCTTGGCATTTAGCCTCCTATAACTGATGGAGAGTGCGGCTATTACACCGCACCCTCCTCGCCTCATTCAGTTGTACTACGCAGAGATGATTCCTGATACTGCGCCGTTCCATGCTGGAGCTGTGCAGAAAAAAGTACCTCGGAAGTAGGTTGAGAAGTCATAGCTGAACTGAGTCACAGGCCATTGAATGCCCATGTAGTCCTGAACCATGAAGTTCGCCCATACATCGCTCACTTCGGTATCTGGGATAGGAAGTGTGAATGATAGGACAGGTGCAACACCTTGATTTAGCCAAGGATGAACCATGAGATCGACAGCCTTACCGGTGACTTCGTTCTGAATACCGGTGACGATAGAACCATATGTGATTCCATCCTTACCTGGCTCCTGAATAGTCAAACGATAGTTAGCTGTAGAGCCACTCTTGATTGCATCTGAGAGTTGCTTACGGTCATTGCCGTTGAGTAGCACTAGATCAGGATCAGCCTTGACATTTGAGTAGAGCTGTGCGAACACAGTCTGGAACTCTGCGCCAGGGTTGGCTGTGCTGAAAGTGCTGTTGATGCTGTTGTTGAAGCCTGAGTTAGCTCCGAGGACAGTAGGAAGGATGCCGTCATATCCTGTTGCATATGCAGAAGTATCTGCGGATGCGCGAGATGCTGCTGCACCTGTTGTGGTGAAGGCAGCGTTGTTGCCGGTCAAACCTGATGTACCTGCACCTTGAATGGTGAAAGTGCCTGTTCCGCGAAGTGTTCCCTGATACTTGAGGTTCGCTGCGCCTGTGGCTGTACCAACATAGATGTTGTAGCCGAGAGCACCTGCGACTGCGGTGCTTACTGTGACAGTAAGAACATCGCCTGATGCGACTGCAGTAGAAGCCTCTGTACCGAGGATTGACTCGCCAAAGCCGTTGCCTGAGATACCAGCATCTGCGGTGACATTCACATAGTAAGTGGCAGCAGCAAGAGCTGTTTGTGATCCTGATGCAACAGGTGATGCGAGTGCGAAGGTAGGTGCTGATAGTGCGCCTGAGTAGCCAGATGCAGTACCACGAGCCATGAGCATCATGCGTTCTTCCATCAACATCGTTGCATATAGCGTGGATGTAGATGAGAGCTGACGGAGATCTTGATATCCAAGACCTGAGAAGTTAGCATCGAACGAAACGCTGTCGGATAGTGAGTAGCTGTTGTATGGCAACACTAGGTCGTCAGCAGCATATGAAATTTTTGGGCCGCGTTCGTAGTTGATAGAACCGAATGTGGCTGTTGAGCTTTCAGTAATACCAGGCCATGTGTTTCCGATTCCGCCTGTACCTGTACCTGTGTATCCGAGGATTCTCTTTACACGGTGAGATGTACCCACACCCTTCTTACGAGGGATGCGGTTGCGAAGTGGAGTTGGGCGTGGTGTGAGCAGTTTTGCAGGTGCTTCTAGATCGAAGGCTGCAAAAGATGTGCTCAATGGAGATGTAAGGGTGATGTCCTTCTGGATATCCTGCATCGCCATGCGTTGTGCGGCGAGTGCATTCTGTAGTCCAGCTACTGCATCAGGAGCAAGGGACTTGTTTGCTGCGAGTGACTCTAGAGCCGATGTCGCATCAACAGGTGCTTGTCCTGGAACAGTTGAGGCATTACCCAATGACTTGTTGAGGCTACCGAGGTATTCCTCATGGCGTTGCGCTGCCTCTACCGGTGAAACATCACCGAAGAGATCAGTAGCACGAGGCATTTCAGCCATTGTGTGTTCCTTTCGTTGTTTGGGTTTTACTTGTTCAGGGTGTCATGCTCTGCTGCAAACTTCTCAGCTAGAACGCGATATCCCTTTGCAAGTGTTGGGTCAGTTGTTGCCTTTGCTTTCGCGTTATACATAGCAGCCTTCACTAGAAGGTCGCTAGAGGTTTCAGCCACAGGTTTCGCTGTGCGCTTTGGGCCTCCTGCTGCCGCGAGAGATTTAGCCGTAGCTAACTCAGTTTCCAAACTCATCGCACGACCCTCTGCTGCCTCTTTTGCAGACATGAGTGCCTCGATCTCCGTTCTGATGGACTGTGTTGCGCTCTTTATCGCTTCTTCAACGATGGCTTCTACATCTGCAGACTTAGGCTCATCCGCAGAAACTTCATCTTCTTCTTTCTTCTCAGCATCATCTGGCTCTGCACTCTTAGGTGTCTGGTCAGGTGTGTACATCTCTGCCGTTGTCACATGAGATGGCTTCGCTACATTTGCAAAATCGTTTGTTTGTGTGAGTCCATGATCTGATCCTGGCTGAGCACATCCGCACTCTAGGCACTTAGTCACCTCTGCAGACTTCTCTGCATCAGCATCTGCCTTGTAGTACTTGTCGCACATACTCTTGATGGCATCATCTTTCATGCCAGCCTCTTTGCATCGCTTCATGAATGACTCTTTGGACTCATCCTTCTTAGGCATGAACTTCTTCATGTCCTCATCATCCTCATGCTCTGTCTTTTTCTTATCGGCCTCAGGCTTTTTGGACTCCTCATCCTTTTTGGCTGCGAGCTCGATATCTTCTAGTACTTCTTCCACTTCTCCCTCTGCTTTCTCCCCTTCGTACCATGCAAAGAGGTGGTGTACTGCCTGTAGTAGGTGAGCGAGTGACATCTGTTCATCATGTCCCTCACTCATTTCTTCTGCTTCGATAGCGATGAGCTGTGCTAACGCTTGTCGAGCAGAGTCATATGTCTTGCGGTCAAACTTGAGGAGGTCTGTACCCCGATACGCTTTGGATAGCTGAACAATCTCGTTCGCTAGTGTTGTCATGGCATCCTCCTCAGAGATGTGCAGTAAGTCTAAAGTATTCGCGGTCTTTTTTGTTTTGCGTTTGTACTTGCCCCCACGCTTCTTGTACTCGCGTACCACCCAGGCATTCGCTACAGCCGATGGATATACATCGAACTTCTCTTTAGCCTCACGCTTGACTCGGTTGTAGAGCTCCATATCCGCAGGTTCTGATCCTGCTCCGCCTTCGTTGATGCTCTCATAGTCAGGCTTCTCATCAGCCTTCTCGATGAGCTCCTCTACCTGGATCATAGAATCCTCGCCCATCGCAGACTTCGCTAGGACTAGCTGACAGTTGGGATTTGCCGGTCTATCCACTAGGGATACCTCGACTATCTGACCATCTACGATGCGCCCATTCGCTGCCACTTTGTCTCGTGTCACGCGTGGGTTCTTGATACCTATGGAGAAACCCTTGAGTACACCTGTCTCTACCTTTTTGACTGATACAGGATCAACGACTAAGGCTGTGATGTAGTGTCCATCGCGCTTAAGCTCATATTCTTTGGCTACACCTGCAGCGATATTGCTGTGCTGCTCTCGGATGTTTCCACCGGACTTGAACCATGCTGGCATGGCTCGATCTAGCCACTCACCATCGCATATCTGTTGATCTATATCTACTGAGTCATCTGTTGCCTTGCCATAGACAGTCAGAGTGCCGTCAGAGTTTCTATCCGCCTTCTCGATACCAAAGTACGAGGTAGTCAGATTGCTCATAGTGGACTTCTCCTTGCTTTCTTGTGATCTGATGATGCCTCTAGCCCAAGACCATCCTGCATCGCCACCCCATAGTAGCCATGCGATGTATCCTGCCGAGTCTTTTCCCCAACCCTCGCCCTTCTTATCTACCTCATGACGAGCGAAGTAGCTGTTCATCCGCTTGATAGTGTCATAGCTGATGGATGCGCCATTAGATAAATCTCTAGCTCGTGCGACTCCTACCGCCGTACCTCCGCGCCCATGCTTTTCTCTGAGCTCTAGCCCACGCTTTGCATTACTGCGTACTGTTGCAGGAGGAACGAAACCATCGGCCATAAGTCCACCTATTCGATCTGTGCTACATAGGGATTGATATGTCTAACTCTAACAGGTTCGTGATTTTGTGATGGCATAGATGCGAGCTGTAGGACTTGTCCACCTGTGTAGTTAGGTGCATCAAAGTCAGGGATGACCGGCAGTAGTGCGCATCTGCAGTTGGGATGTGCCGGTGGCTGTGTGTGACCCGATGGGAAAGGTGCGCCGATACCTACAGTCTGTCCATCATTCTGTGCGCAGATAGGACATGGATCGAAGGTAGTCCACTCCATCTCAGCTAGACCTGCCTCGCTATATCGAGCGACTGTTGCTGCCGATACTGCTCTGTTGGACTCGGTGATAGCAATCATGAGGGCTCGCATAGGACTAGCGACTGTCTGATTTATGAGCTTTGCAGCCTGTTTAGGCGATAGACCTAGTGCTACAGCCTCACCGATAGCGTTGCCTATGTCTTTGAGCTCTGTGTTGCTGAGGTCTTTGAGTGTGATGCCCTGTGCCTCTAATAGTCTGCGGAATGCCCGTGTGGGCTTGAGTATGAGTGCAGATATCTGATCTCCTGGCTCCCAGCTAGACCAATCGATAGTGATATCTATATCTGCCTTGACTATATCCGCGCTCTTTGACTCTCTGCGCTCTGCCTCTGCGATGAGCTCCTGAGCAGCGAGATCACCTAGTAGATATCCGGTAGCCCAGACTCGTAGGAGGATCATCTTCACAGCCTCTAGATTTACTCTCACATTAATAATCGCCCATGCGCGAGCGCGAGCTCTATCCTGTGCGAGATTGCCCGATGGCTGTGGCTGTGTAGCCTGGTATGCCTCGAATATGGTCTTACTGTTGATGCTCTGTTTCAGCGCAGCGCGTATCTTGGTCGCATTTCTAGCCGCTAGACGAGCATCAGCCTCCATAGCTCGTTGCCATGTCATGTCAGATACGCTTTGGCTAGGGCTCTAGCCGTATCGAAGTCTCCCTCTACTGCGCACTTATTTAGAGCATCGGCCACGATAGGGTCTAGGGCTTTGAACTCGAATAGACGGGCTCTCCTGCCCTTTGATGCCCACTTCATGAACGCCTTGACCTCATCACGAGTCGCCTCACCAATCTCGTCATCGTCATCCGGTGCTTCCTCCTCCTCAGGCTTCTCATCGCTGAGATCAGGAGTAGTGGGTGGGGTCGGTGTGGCATTTTCGCCCTCTAGAGTAGGAGCTGAAACGACCTCTTTGGCGTTGATAATGCCGTCTGGAGAGAACAGGAAAATGTCTGCACCTGCCACGAGCATAGGCATATCAGCCTGTGGGGTATCTAGTAGTGGTAGTCCTAGTTCTGATCTGCGCTCGTTGATAGTTTTACCTGCAGATGTGACTTCTATCTGAGCCTTGCGAGCACTCGACTCGTTATCCATCCGCTTTGAGGTCATCAGGCGGAACTCTAGTTCGCGTGGCATTTTGAGATATGTATAGCTGAGGTTAGTGACCATCTTGCTGATCCAGTTAGCTAGAGGCTGGATACCGAGAGCCTCGGCTGTCTCAGCTCTGCCCTCCTCGAACCCTGCTCCGCCTAGACCGCCCTTAGGGGCAAAGCCAATCTCGGCTGGCTGGACACCGAAGTGACCGCAGATTGAGGTGATGAGGTAGTCATCTAGTGTGTCTTTGAACTTCTCGCCATAGCCCTCATTGACCACAGGGGATAGACCCTTAGGTAGTAGGCGAGCGCGCTTGCGCTGCTCTGTTTGACCGGCTAGGTCATCGTTGAGGATGTTTTCATAGGCGCGTAGGAGGTCAGGGTTGTTGCCCCAATCCTCATCTGTTGTGAACATGAGCTCAGGGAGCACACCATCTGTGTACTCAGCTCGTAGCCATTGCTGTCTGCGCAGATAGATATCAGCTAGTGGTAGAGCTCGCTCTACAGGGGAGAAACCATAGACCGAGATAGACCGGCGGTTGCGCACCATGTATGCGAGATCGTCTGAGGTGAACTCGCCATCTGCCTGAGGATCGTCATCGTTGGCTGCAAACTCTGAGCGTGGGAAACCATAAAGTATCTGTTGATATGCCGCGTTAGGTGGCATCGGCCTCATGCCTCTGTCATCTATGAGTGGCTTGATAGTCGAGCCGTCTAGTATCTGGAAACCATAGAGGTCGCCACCGACTGATGGCTGTGGATATACAGCCCATGCATCTATGACGAGGACTTCCTCAGCTAGAGTCATGAGCCAATCTGTCCAGGTCAGACCATTTGACCTATCAGGGTTCTCCCAGAACGAGCGTAATCTGTTGATCTCTTCTGTGAAGTTCTCACGCGCCTGAGCCATAGCTCGCACATGATCTCCACCTATCTCTGCCACGATTTTCTCTGAGGCATCTGAGCCGAGCACGATGTCCCACTCTAAACCTGTGAGTTTTGACTTTGTGACCTCGATACACCGGCGCAGAATGTCAATCTGATCTGCAGCAGCGCGTAGAGTCTTGAAAGGTACGAGACGAGTCTCGGTGATATTGATGTTCTGCGCGACTTGATACTCATATCGGCGTGGCATCGGTCTGCCGGTAGCAGGGTCTATCGGGTTGATAGCTCCTGGGGTGATAGGCATACCAGGGCCGAAGGGGACAGTAGCTGAGAATGGAGCGCGCGGCAGAGCCACACTATTGCCATATGTCTGTTGCATGGCGAGTCCACTCTGTCTCATCTCCTGCTCAGTCATAGTGACTGATCCTGCAGGAAGGCGAGGTGCTTTCTCTATGTCACCTACTAGAGCTCTAGCGATACGGTCACGCAGACCCATGTGTATCTCCTTCTCGTGCTACTAGGCGTGGACTACTACTCGATACTGATTTGATGTAGGAGCTACAGAGAACAACAGCGTGATAGCGGTTGTGGATGTGTGCTGTACATCGCAGACAACCTCAGCATATGGGCTGCTGTTGTCGTACACGCTGACTATAACATCCTTTGTTCCGAGGTTATGTGACACGGTGTATGTGGTGGCTGAGCCATCTCCGACATTTGCCGCGTATTTGCGTACTGCGATAGTGGTATCTAGCTGGAAGCCTGTTGCACCTACTGATAGACCGCCTGATGCTACGACTACACCTGTGAAGTTTGTGCCGGTGAGTAGTACGCCGTCAGATGCTGTGTATGTACCTGCACCTGAGAACTGTTGGAATACAACAGGATCAGTACCGACAGTATTGACCTCATCTACGCTGACCCATCCTGTGTTAGCGAGTGTCGATCCTGCATCTACGAAGGTGAAATCTCCGCCGGACATCTCTGCAGCAGTATCAAAGTCTGTAGCACGAGTCAGTACCCAGGGGGTAGAGCCATCTCCTACTGTGCTCAGTACATAGATACCATTCTGCGCTTGTGCGGTCTGTAGTCTGACCAAAATACGAGCGTTGATAGATGGTGATACGCCATCTGTAGTGAAAGCGGCATTAGCACCTGCGTTAGTTAGAGTAGCTCCGACACCTGCAGTTCCGTTGCTGTATGTCGCGTTGAGGTTTGCAGTCGTAGCAGCGTATGAGGCAGCGTGGATATGCAGACCCTCAGCGACTCCATCTACATATGCCTTTGTAGCAGCATCGGTAGATAGCGTTGGTGTAGCGAGGTTCGTAATCTTGTAGTTGTTGAGGTTGAGATCAGCAGTCGGTGTAGCGAGCGCATTGAGGTTGATAGCGGAGTGCGCTGTGTTGTCATGCACCGGTGTGCCGTGTGTGTGGTCATTACGAGCGACAGATGTACCTGTTCCGTTAGCAGATGACCCACCGAATGTTGTTTCTGCGGTGACATTGCCGAAGGATGGCATCGCGTGTGTGTGATCCTCACGAGATGGAGCTGTACCTGTACCTACTGCACCTGCACCGCCGATAGCGAGTGCCTGTGGTGTGGTGTTAGTCAGAGATGGTGTGCCGTGAGTATGGTCTGCACGAGCGTAGTCAGTAGATGAACCGCTACCGCTAGATGCACCATATGTAGTCTGCGCTGTGACTGCGCCAAAGTTGGAAACCTGTAGCCATGCTGATCCTGTATCGAAGTACATAATCTGTTGGTCTGTTGCAAAGAACAAACGACCTGCCGTACCTGCTGCAGGGCGAGCAGAGAAAGTACCTGAGATGACCTCGGACTCATTGAGTACAGATACCCACGCCGTTCCATCGTAGTAGTAAATCTCGCCATCGCTTGTGTTGAAGTAAATCTGACCAGCGACAGGCGATGCCGGTGCTGATGCGAGATTTTGAATGACAGCATTTGATAGCTCATTTTTGTTGAGGTCAATGCCTACTAGAAACTTGCGCGCCATGTTTTTCTCCTCTAGATCACATATGCAACGCCGCTAAACGCTGCCGTGAAGGTAATCACCATCTGATTGACAGTAGGATAACTGAAAGTGCCTTCGCATTGTGTCCCTGCCGAGTCGAGTACGACTGCGGTGGGATTACCTCCGAGGTTGTGATTTATAGTCCACACCGCCGAGGGGCTGTTCTGTGTATGTGTGTAGAAAATCTGAGCACTTGCGGCTACTCCCTGTGGTCCAGGTGCTGTGATTTCTACTATCGCGTTCGTAGGTTTGATGATTACTACATCGTCAGCCATTACCGAGTCACCTCCGCCGATACTTCTGCCTGTCCCTGAGCTAGTCGAGTGACTATACCGCCTGATGTGATTTCGAGATCGTAGTAGTACATACCTGGGTCTATATCTGCCGTCTGTGCGGCTGTTGCGTGTGTATCCACCTGACCGGATGCGCCTGTGATGGTGATGCCGCTTCCGCCTGTAGCTAGAGAGAGCACCGCATCAGGAGAGGATGGGAGAGATCGAAGTTGTAGCGCGGCTGTAGCACCTGTCAGATTGACCGCCGATGTAGCGAGTCCTCCTGAGATATATGTGCCTGTCGCGCCGTTGGTGATAGTGAAGGTGGTCGCTGTAGCTGATGCAATAGCGACATTCTGTAGGTTGTATTGCGGTGGGATGACTCCATCTATGGATACTGTCTGACCAGGCACGAAGCCGTTTTGAGCTGTGACTGTGACTGTAGTGCCGTTAGCCGTGATGTTTGTAATCTCGGCTGGCTGTTTGTAGATGAAGGTTGCGTACCAATCTGCACCCTGGTCTATCGCATACTCGCCGGTGAAGTTGAAACTGACAGCCATCTATAGTCCTCCGGTCTTTTGCGTAGCCACGATGATAGCAGTTCCACACTTCATGCAGATGTGCATTGACTTTGGGTTCGGCATCCCACAGCTAGTGCAGACATTGGCTAGAGAGTTGAAATAGTTGCTGATAGATGATGTACCGAGCAGATCAGAGAACGCTTGCACCATCGCATCGAGTCTGTCAGGAGATGTAGGGTCTGCCGGTGTCCATGTAGTCATCTGATCCTCTAGTTTGTGGAAGATACCGAGATGGTGGACACGCCCCTGCTCATACATAGCAGCGACAGGCTCTGCTCTGAGTTTCTTACCCACATGAGCTCGTATCTCTCGTATAGGCAGTACAGGTCTGACCTGTTTGAGGACTGCGCTGACCATATCTCCGCCCTGATTGACCTCGACTAGCAGCGAG